TTTATTTAATATACCACCTCTTCCTCCTTTTCCTGGTAACCCAAATTTACCAAGGTTCTTAGCCATGAGTTTTTGCTGGCGCATAGATTCTAACGTATTTTCTCTATCTCTTGCTGCTTGAAGTTTCTTGTCTTGTCTCTCTTTTTTCGATGTAGCTACATCGAAGTCAAATTGTTTGTTAAACAGTTCTCCAAGGTCTAAAACTGCATTAAGTATATTAGGAAGAAGTACTTTAGTTTGTTCCTGAAGCAATTCATCAGATCGTTCTGTACCTTCAGCAATTTCTTGTAAAGAACCTTGGTCCGTTTCTTGTCGGCCTTCTTGGGTTAAACTAATCTCAGGTTCAAGTGGTGCAGCAGTATCGCCTGGTTGGGAAACTTCTTCGCTAGTTTCATCATCACCTTTATCTTTATCTCGTGCTTTCCATTTTTGAATTCCGAAACGTAGAGATTTGCCGAGCAAAGCGCCTATGCCAGCGGCTAGTGGACTACCTTTGCTCATAGCACCAAATGCAACTCCTAATGTTGTCGGTAAGTCGTCTACAAGTTCTTTAGGCCATTCCCATTCTTTCTTTTGTTGTTCTCCAGTATCTTCTTTAGTATCTTCTTTAGTAACAGCAAGGTCTGCAACCGCACCTACGCCTTTACCTACCAATTTGGCACCACTAGAGACAAGAGGACTTCCACCACTTATCATGCTACCTGCTTTTTCAAAAGCTCCTCCAACCTTTTCTGAAAATTGGTATTTTGAAGTTGAACCTGGTTTCTTAACTTCACCAGTTCCACGACCTATTTGTTCTCTTGGGGCGGCCGCAACAGGCCGACTTTCTTGGTCTATACCTGAACTCATATGTTCAATAACTTGTTTTAAGTTTTGTATAGTCTGTGTATTTCTTTTGGTTTCTTTTGTTTGTTTTGTTGTAGCTTTTGAAACTTTTTCTTCAGCGTACTTTTGTACCTTTTCATCATGCTTTAATGTTTTTTTTGTAACATCAAGAGTTTCATTCGCAACATTAACTGTTTCAACAGCAATTTTTTTGTTAGTTGCCTGTTGACGTTCTTCTTTTGTTTTTTTGTCACCTGTAATTCTCTTATCTCTCATATCCCTAGAACCGGTATGAGGAATAACATTATTTTTAGGTTCTGTTGGTTCCGCCATTTATTTTCTCTGTCTGTCTCTTTTTTCTTTTTCTTCTTTAAGGTGTTGTATTAACAAATCTATGTATATGTGCCTTTCAAATGGTATCATATTATTTAATTCTTCTAAAGAGTATTTATGATGTTGCATTAGTCCAAAATTAACATGATAATGACTAGCTAAGGTTTCATGTGAAAGGCTTATGTAAAAAAATCCTGGAGACCCTCCAATGTTATTTTGTTGGTATCTTTACAACCATTACAAACATATTCAATATTATGTTTTAATACTGGCATGGTCTCAAAAAATTGGTTAATTTTCTGAAATTGTTGAGTTGAAAAGCTCTCTAAAAATGTTTCCACTTCTTCAGTTGTATAATCTTTTGTCTCATAAACTTGGTCGCCCTCCCATATTTTTTCAATACATGCACTGACCATATGAAAAATTTGGTCAACTTGAGTTCCGGTATCTTTGAATTTATTGGTCAAAGTAATATCAGGATACTTCATTATAATACCAATATTTTTTTCTTCCGAAAGTGTAATTGTTTTTTTATGGTCTTCAGGGAAAGTGATTTTAATATCATTGATGTTAAGATTCACATCTTGGATATGTTTACATTCTTCACCCTTGGTGTTCTTTCCATTAATGTGTTTGAACCTAAGCTCTATGATTTCACCAACAGATTTACCTCTGATATTTAAGAAAATGTATTCAACATCAAAAGATGGTAAGGATTCTACCTCAATACCTTCTGTAAGAATACAATTCTTGAGTGTATCTTTCACAGCATAAGTAATATCTGTTTCTTCTCCTGATTCCATGGCAATAAGAAGAACCTTTTCTTCCTTAACCAGAAATGGTCTGTATCGAATTTTTTCCTTTGTTGAAGGTATTTCTAATTCAAATGTTGGTGTTGTTAATTGTGGTAATGTCATAATCACTCCTTATCGTTAATAATGATCCAATCTACTAGGTAATACTGCTCTTAATCTCGACTTGAAAATAATTTTCTAATTCCAACGCTTGTAATCGCTGTAGACCTTGCCGCTTCTATTGGCCGCCCCAGACCTTGCCGCTTCCTTGGCTGTATGTACCCATTACTGTGCCATCCGTTTGGTCGCCCCAGACCTTGCCGCTTCCTGGGCTGTGTGTCTCCATTATTGTTGGTGTCTGTCGGCCGCTCGAAGCGAACCCACCAACTTTGTGTGGGATTCTTGCCCAACGTTTATATGCAAAAGTTACTTGTACTTTATGTACTTCATTTTGTAATTTTCTATCTAAGGTTAATGGAAGTACATTTGTTGGAAATATCTCTATGAACTTTGCACTATAAATTTTAGTATTCTGGTTCATTTGTAATTGGTGTATCTTCATGTCTGCGACATAGTTATCATAATATTGGGCATTCATACGTGGGGTGTCATCGGCTTTATTACTCGTTAATCCAGCTATATACTCTATCCATGATTCAAAATATACCTTTTCACTAAGGAACTCACTACATAGAAAAGTTAAGTTTATTGGTAGATTTGTATGATTGTAAGCAACCGGATGGGTTGCACCATATATTCTATAAGGTGTTGTGGCAATTTGTCGACCAGGCAGCTCTGCTGTTTCACACCTAAAAGATAAATGTTCGGGTGAGAAGGCTGGTAGACTGAAATGAGAAGGGTGTGTAAATTCAACATCAAATTGAGATGGTTTAGATACGCCATGTTTAGTGATATCACTAAGAAATTCGCCTATATCAAATGCCATTTATCTACTTCCTATTAATAATTCTTCTTGATTCTTTCCAAACATCACTTGTAGAACTTTTCTGAAATGACTCAAGTGGAAGAAATATCGCTATATCCCATTCAGTGGATGCAATATTTAAGAATCTGGAGTTGACATGACCAGTTAAATAGTGTTTAACACACGGTTTGAACCATTTGAAAGTTGCTGCAGCATTAAGTACACTATATGATAATTTGAGTTTTGTTGTTTCGTCATATTGTTTATTTGTAGCTAACCCATATAATGCGTCCATAAGTTTTGCTCGCATGGTATGTGGTAAATAATGCATATTTATGCCCAAAAATCCACCTGGAGCCTTATCTATTGGAAAGATAACAGGAAAGGTATCATAAAATGGTAATGTTTTTTTGTGTTTTGGATCATACTTGAACATACACATTTCACCTATATTTGTTGATCCTGTAATTCTAGATTTATCGGGTGTTTTAAACACACTTGTTTGTGTAGCACTGGTTTGTTGTGCAATACCCCTAAACCAGTCTCTTGCTGCTTTTGTTCTCGCAGGTATTTGACCTTTCCGAACACCTTGAGCTAATAAGCTATCAAATACATAAGCTACCATTAAAATTTACGTCTTTTTCTGTTATGATTAACCATTGCCAATTTTTCTTCTCACAATATTGTTTTGCTGATTCCCATTTGCTTCTATTTATATCATATGTTAGAACTTCTCTCAGATATTTCTTGGTTTGCCGTTTACGTTTTCTAGGCTCTATAGTCTCACTATATGGTTTGACTTCTATAAGGGTTGTCTGCTTATGACCATTCTTGTCTATGGATTGTATCAGAAAATCTGGAAAATACCTCGCAATACGGCCTTTGATGTTGTTATAATATGGTATGGGGAATGGTTCAGATGCCCACCTAATTACACTATCGGTCTGGTCAAAATAATTCATCATTCTACGTTCCCATGATGAACGATATACTACATTATCCTTGTCACCAACATATTTCTCAGGGTTCTTTAATTTGTACTTCCCCTTGTATGTTTTATGCAATTTCATGCAATTATTTATATAAATATGGTCAAAATATAGAGGAAAAATCACAATGGCAAATGGTACGACACCCTCAAACATTGGTACACAAGGTAGTCGGGAAAAATTTCAGTGGCCAAAACAAAGCGATGAGTTAGAACATTTCATAACATTCACACCAAGTCGGTATTCTAGGTCTAAAAGAGAAGACCCAGGCAAGAGGACCCGTGATGCTGTAATTACTTTACCTATACCTTATACATTAAGTGCTGCTTATGGTATGCAATGGGCTGGTAAGGACGTAGGTGCGCTTGGCTCGACCTTAGCAAAAGATGAAGCCTTTCAAAAAGTGGTCGCTGGTGTGATTGGAGGTCAAGATATAGGTGCGCTTAAGGGCGTTGTAGATATGAATTTTAAAGAGTTAATATCGGTAGCAAAAACAACAGGCATCAAAAATGTAGTAGCAGGTGTTGGCAGTCAGCTGGGGGTTGATTTAATGACTGCTGTGTCTACAGGTAGTGGAATAACACATAATCCACATAAAGCCATGATGTTTGAAGGTATGGAATTTAGAACACACAATTTCAGCTATAAATTTTTAGCTAAAAGTTTTGATGAATCAAAAGAAATTCAAAAGATAAT